TCAAAGGTGAAGAAAAAAAATGGTAAAAAAAATAAAAAAAGTAGCTAAGGCTTTAAAGAAAGCATCTGCTCTACATAAAAAGCAGAGCAAAGTTATTGAGAAACATATCAAAGAAATGAAATCTTATGGCAAAAAAAAGAGATCCTAAGGTAGGCACAGGTAAAAAACCTAAGGGATCAGGTAGGAGGTTGTATACAGATGAGAATCCTAAAGATACTGTCGGTATTAAATTTGCAACTCCTACAGATGCTCGTAAGACTGTGGCAAAAGTTAAAAAAGTTAATAAACCCTTCGCACGAAAAATCCAAATTCTTACCGTTGGTGAGCAAAGAGCCAAAGTTATGGGTAAGACAGAGGTGGCAAGCATATTTAAAAAAGGTAAGGAAGCGATAAGAAGAGGGAGGAAAAAGTAATGGCTCTAGCGAAAAGTCAAAGGAGTTTAAAGGCATGGGGCAAACAGAAATGGCGAACAAAATCTGGCAAAAAATCGTCAGAAACTGGCGAAAGATATTTACCAGAAAAAGCTATAAAGGCAATGTCATCTGCAGAGTATGCGGCAACGACAAGGGCAAAACGAAAAGGAACAAAAAAGGGCAAACAACATGTGAAGCAACCAAAGTCAATTGCAAAAAAAACAGCTAAATACAGGAGGTACAGCTAATGCCAGGACACTATGGAAAAATGATGAAAAAGAAAAACGGTAGCAAAAAAGTTACTGGAAAGAGAAAAAAACTAGACATGGACAAAGACGGTAAACTTACTAAGAAAGACTTTGCTATGTTAAGAATGAAAAAGAAAAAGGTTAGAGCATAATGAGAAAAGGCTTATATGCAAACATCCACGCAAAGAGAAAACGTGGTGGTAAAATGAGAAAAAAAGGTGCTAAAGGTGCACCTACTGCTGCTAACTTTAGGAGAGCTGCTATGACAGTTAAGAAAAAATAATGCCTAAGACACCTGCATGGCAACGTAAAGAAGGTAAAAACCCCTCAGGTGGCCTTAATCAAAAAGGTCGAGATTCTTATAATCGTGCAACTGGTGGTAATTTAAAAGCACCAAGTAAAAAAGTTGGTAATAAACGGAGAGCCAGTTTTTGTGCACGTATGAAAGGAATGAAGAAAAAACTTACTTCTAAAAAAACTGCCAATGATCCAAATTCAAGAATTAATAAAGCACTTCGTGCTTGGAATTGTTAGTATATTTATAATACATAATGCTATGGCTGACGATACAAAAATTAGAAACTTTCTTAATGAAATAAGAGAAGTTAAAGAAGAGTATGCAAAAGACTCTTTTGAATATTCTATTCCTAATTCATTTATATTAACAGTTGCTACAGCAGAAACTGGTAATATGGAATTTAAAGGAGCACCTACAGCTAAAGAAGGTAATAATTTTTTTGGTGTACATGGTGTTGGCACTGATGGTTTTTTAACTACAGAAGGTGGTGCCACATTAGCAAAATATAAAACGCCAAAAGATAGTATTAAAGCCTTTATAAATTTAATGAAAACAGGTAGTGCATACGATGATGTAAGAAAAGCAATAAATGAAAATAAACCTGTAGAAAGTATGTTTAATGCTATGGGTAGTTATGCAGAAAAAACAGACTATACACAATTTTTAAATACAGTATATAGAAGTAGGGTAAACGAGATATTAAATCCCATATTACCAAAAAGAAAACCATTCAGCAAGAAAAGAAAACCACTAGGTATGCAAATGCAAGGTCTACAATAATGGAAGACGTATACAAACAAACAGCTAATGCGTTTGGTATGGATGAATATCTTAGTGCATATAGAACAAAACCAACAGATAATACACCATCATTACAAACTTTACTAGAAGAAATAGGATATGATTTTACAAGAGATGATAATAATAATCTTGTAGGTATGCAAAAAAGTCCTGATCCTAATTTACCTAAACTAACAAGTGTATTAGATGCCTATAGACATGCAGCATTTTCTGCAATAGAGGCTAATAAACGAGGATCTACAATGGCTAAATTAATGGGTGTAGGTAAAGAAGGTATGGATGCTCTTAAATTTGGTAAAGGAGTTATTACAGGTAGAAATGAAATAAGTAATATTCCTAAATATATGGATGCAACAGGTACAGATTTTTATAATAATAAAGTTGGTAGAAAATTTAGTGCAACAAAAGCTGATGCATTACAGGAATTAAATAAAGTATTTATTAATCAATTAAAGAGAATGAAAGAAGAAGGCACAAATTTTAAATTTAAAGAAAATGTAGATTTTAAATTTGCTGATCAAAGCTATTAAAAAAGGGAGAGCCTAACTTAATAGACTCCCCCAGGCAGGCAACACGAAGACCGCTTGACTTTTTAGTCAGGTGGTCTTTTTTTTTGGACAGAACGATAAAGGTCTCTATCAC